GGTTTTGCAACCCATACCTTATTAATAGCAACTAAAGTATTAGTATAAGGTGAATTAGATTTTCTAGATAATAGGATTCGCTGATTGATAAAGTTACCGAATTGAACCGACATTGCGCCTGCATTCCACTCATTATTATTAGATGATTTCTCTACTGACATCTTACAAGGTACTGAACCTATCGAATCCCAGAAGAAGCATAAATCATAAGGTAAGTTACCTTTTTTCTGCTCATCTAATAAATCATTAATAAATGCTGCAACATCTTCAATAGTAGTCATGCTGCTTCTATCAGTATAAATGAAGAATCCTTTATAATCGATTACTTCACCTGTTGATTCGTCAACAACATCTTCTACTTCAAGTCCCATCATCTTGGCATGTTCCCAAGACCATTTCATCTCAGTAATAATGAATACTGGTAAGATGCCCATTTTCTGAGCATTTACTGCTGCTTCTAATAAAGCAGTAGTTTTACCAGTATCTGAGTGACCTCTTAGTAAGGTAATATGCCCCTGAGGAATACCTGGAACTGATACAGCTTCTCTAAAAGCGTTGGATAAAGGTATCCAAGCTTGTTCTTTAAATTTAACACTTGCACCTCCTAGGTTTTTACCTTTTTTAAATTTATCTAAATCATGCTTACCGTTTATCGCACTCGATACACTAGCATTCAAAGATTCGCTTTTTAATTTTGCCATATTTACAATTAGTTATTTTCCCATGGTAGATCTGAAGGCTCATCTCCTTCAGCATTATCTGAAACGTCATTGAATAATTTATCAAATTCATCATCAACGTTTTTCTTTGCAGCAATCGAATACTTACCTGCACCTGCACTAACTACTTCAGGAGTAGATTCTTTTACTGGTGCTGGAGCTTGTGAAGTTTCTCCTGCTTCTTCACTTGGGTTTAACCATTGTAATAAAGCCTCTTTCATCTCATCGTAAGTATACTTTTTGAAGATAGCTAAAGGCTCTGGTTGTTTTTCTAACCATTCTTGAACTTCTTGTGCGTTACTAGATAAAGGAGTAATCTTAGTACGAACGCGAACTGAGGTTTTGTTATATGCACGACCTGATTGATCTGGACCAACAGTATCGATAGTTAAATCACGACCTTCAACTGGATCAGTAAAATCACCTACATCCTCGTCTTCTAAGATCGCTAATAACTCCATATATACCTCCTTTCCGAACTCCCATAAACGCACTCCTTTTTCTTCTTCACCTCTTACTACTACAGGTGCGAAGACGCGCATCTTAGGTTGCAGTTTTTTAGCTAACTGCCAATTTTCCTTATCATTAGTTTTGCTAATTTGAGTAGCAAATTCTACGATAGGATCTTTCTCTTCAAAATTAACTAAAGAGATCATAGTACGGCTGCCAACTCCGTAGTGGAAAAAGATTTCCTTGAAAGGCCATTGTTTGTTGTAAGCAGAAGGAACCATTCGTACTGAATGCTTACCAATTGCTGGTTTCCAGATAATCTCAGAAAGTTTATTTCCGCTACCACCTGGTTTTTGCTGCAATGCAGCGAGCTTGTTTTTGATTAAGTTTAAATCCATTTTCGTAACTTTTAATTAATACTAATGCCATAATATAGTAAAAAATACTATAGGTTCCAACTTTTTTTGAAAAAAGTTAAGCTGAGATGATTCTGTTGATCTTGGTTTGGAGTTTTCTTAGATCAGATCCTTGAGTTAATAGAATAGTATTTTTGAAGTCATTCCATTCTATTTTATAATTCGGATCAACAACACCTTCGTTTGCCTCTAAAATAAAAATTTTATTATATAGAATAGAATAATGTGATTTAATAGTATTTAGAGTATCTTCTAGACCTTCTTCTGAAGTAAAAGTACAGAATAACTTATTCATTATATCTTGTAACGTATAGTTGTTGTTATTTATCATAAATAGTTCGTTTTCACTAAAGACTCGTAATTCTTACCGTATTTAATTTTTGCTGTTAAGTTATAATTGTTAATAATTTCTTTAACTCCTACTAAAACATCTTTTTTATCCTCCACTGAGAAGTCGATTAAGAATGAGTCATATACGATTAAAGATATAAAGCTTTTTTTATTTTCTAGTAATTTATTAAGTTCTTTCAATATAATAATATTACTTTTGGTTTCCAAATTTTGTATAGCATAATTGAATAATTTTTGCGGATAAAAATTCTCCATTTTATCCTTATGCAATATTCTTCCGGTAGGTAATTTTATATATCCTTCAGTATTATATTTATCCCACATTAATTTAATAAATCCTTTAATTTTCTGAAAGAACTCTATACTTTCATACTCTTTATCAATTCCTCCGTAAATCTGCTTAAACGTAATTGCTTTAGATTGCTGATATTCTTCTTCTGATATTTCTTCTTTATTAAAATAATATCTTCCTAAAATATTATGAATAGAATCGTTATTATCTAATTTAAATCCTATCAAGTTAGCAATTAATCTTAAGTGATATCCATCAAAGTCAAATTCAATAAACATATCATTTAATGGATAAAAACTTTCTCTACATCCATTATCCTTATTTAACGCCAGAAAATTAATGTTATTAAATTTATTAGTAGGTCTTCCAGTAAGATTATATAAATTATAGTAAGTATATATTAAATTATCCTGAATAGAATAAGGTCTCCAATTAGGTTCGAAATGCTTATCTAATACTTTTTGATCTACTAATAATCCTTTCTCTTCTACTTTTTTATACTCAGATACTAAATCATCTAATAAAGTATTTTCGTTTTCTTTTCCAATATAATCTTTTACTAAATCATATAAGCATTCACATTTTTCATAATGCTTAGATATAGGAATAATTTTATTAAGATTAGGATCCGGATAATATTTTCTATAATAATCTCTATGAACTAGAGTATCGCATTCTAGATCAATTAATTTATTTTCCTGATCAAGAATAGTAAAATTTATATCAATAAGATTATCTGAAGGAATAAAATAGGAATGAAATTTTTTATCTAAACAATATAATTTATTATGCTTTGATAAAAATTCTATAACGTCTTCTTTTTCCAGAGAAAACGCTTCACTATGGTCAATGGGTAAAATATAACCTTTATCGCTATTCTTATAATATAATAAGCATATATCATTAATAGCAGGATGAAAATTACTATTGCCAGATATAAGTTGGATAAAAGATTTTTCATCTGTATGAAGTTGTAATAATTGCTCTCTTGTCTCTACTATGTAAAACATATAACCTTAATTTGTTTGTAAGATAGGAAATTACTTTCATAAAATCAACTTTGAGTTGGTCTAGCATACTTATCATAATTTCCTCCAATATATTCAATTAGTCCTCTAAAGTTTTTATCTTTTTCTTCTACTAATCTCTTATTAGTATCTATGATTCCTGATACTTTATACTGTTTATTTGTTCTGTTATCACGTAAAGGACCTGTAATCTGCCAGAATAAATCTATTACTTGATAAGTAATATAGTCATATTCACTATCTTTTTTTAATAAAGATTGGTAAGTTTCTTTATTTATTTCTATTACAAATCCAATTTCATTTCTTTTCTTTGCAAAATATCTCATAATATATCCTTTCTGATAATCATTATCGGTAATATTAGGATAAAATTGAATAGGTACTTGATATGTATTTAGATTTCTATTATTAGGATTATTAATATAAGTACTTGTACTATTATCTAAAACTATAGCTCCTGGTTTTTTAGAACTTTTATTTCCATTTATTACATATAGTTCTTTAATAGGAATAAGTTCTTGAGAAGAACCGTTTATTGGATCTGTACCAGAAAATACTTTTCCGCTATATGTTCTATAATAAGCTCCTATATATGATTTTCCGTTTATAGAAAATTCATTTCCTTTTGTGTAAAGATTAGTTGTAATTCTATTTTTTGGGAAATACTTAATCATAATTTTTAACCAAATTTTAAACCATCAGGTAATTTAATATTAAATCTTTTAGCACAATAAAATCTAAAATCTCCTTTTGTTAATG